AAGACGGCGTTTTAACGGCGTTTAGTATCGGATTCCGAATCGTAGATGCGGAGTACAACTCAGCTGCAGAGCTGTTTGTGGTAAAGGAATTGGAACTACATGAAATTTCAGTAGTATCAGTACCAGCTAATCAAAATACACTATTTAGTCTTTCTAAGGCGTTCGATACAGCCGAAGAATTTAAATCTTTCAAAATGCAGTTTGCACCCGACAGCGAGTCAGCTAAAGGGCTAGAATCCTCAACGGAAGCAAGCAGCGAAGTCAAAAAGGAATGGAAAATGGATCCAAAACAATTAGAACAACTGTTAGCTGACACAGCTAGCAAAGCGGCTGAGCAAACTGCAAAAGCCATCGCCGATACACAGGCAAAAGCATTGGCCGAAAAAGCCGCTGCTGACAAGGCTGAAGCCGAATTAGATGCACGCGTTAAAGCCGCTGTTGCCTCTATCTCTACTGGTGACACAGGTGCTGAGCGCTTGTTAGCTGAAGTTGAGAAGCGCTTGGAAAAAGCCGAAGAGTCAAGCAAATCAGTTATCGCTGGTTTAGAAGCCTCTTTAAAAGAGAAAGCTTCTGAAATCGAAGCAATCACAAAATCTAAAATGTCTTTCCAAGAAGCCAAAGACGGTATGTCTTATGCTGAAAAGGAAAAAGCAGTTATGTTAGCTAAGATGGCCGGTAAGTCTGTCGATGGCACAAAAACTGGTCGCCAATTAGTTGAGAAGTATGGTGCTCACGTGCCTTCAGCTACATGGGAACTCGAAGTTTCTTTGAACTTAGAAGCTGAAGTTCGTCGTCGTTTGGTTGTTGCTCCTATCTTCCGCAACATTGCTATGCAAACCAATGTGATGACTATCCCCGTGAATCCAGAAGCAGGTACTGCTACTTGGGTGCAAAATGCTAACTTTGGCGCTGTTCCTGCTACCCTTGGTGCAGCTGGTCCTTCTGCTGGTGGAAATGCCACACACGCTCTCAAAGAAATTACTTTGAATGCATATAAAGTTGCTACTAATGAGTATACAGCTTACGAAGAAGAAGAAGACGCATTGTTGGCTTTGATGCCAATCATCCGTGATGGTATGATTCGTCGTGTTGCTCGCGCTGTTGACAAGGCCTTCTTGTTAGGTGCTGGTTCTGGTTCTGACCCTGTTGCTGGTTTAGCTACTTTGGCTACCAACTCTACAGGTAACACTACTACTTCTACACCTTCAGCTTCTTATGTTGCTACTGTTGCTGCTTTGCGTTCATTGCGTAAAGGTCTTGGTGTTTGGGGTCTGGATCCTCAAGAAGTTGTGTATATCGTTAATACCGATACATATTACAACTTGCTCGAAGACACAACTTTCCAAACTATGAACCAAGTTGGTACACAAGCTACTCTGTTGACTGGTCAAATCGGTCAAATCGGTGGAAGCCCTGTGTTAGTTTCTGGTGAGTTCGCTGCTCCAGCTTCTGGTGCTACCGGCATCATCTGCTTGAATGCAAGCAACTTTATCGTTGGTAATCAACGCGGTCTGCGTATCGACACACAAGAGTTAGTGGAAACACAACGTCGTGTGATGGTTGCTAGCTTACGTACTGGTATGACTAAAGTTACTACCAACTACGGTGCTGCTGTTACTAAATTAGTTTACTCTGCTTAATTAGCGGTAATAAACTTAACAAGACCCTTCGGGGTCTTGTTTTATAAAGGTATTTTGTGCCTTTATAAAACAAGTGAGGTATTTATGGCAATAAATTTAGTTACAAAAGCTGAATACAAAACTTACATGGGGATTACCAGCACAAATTCAGATACAGAAATTGATTTCCTAATACCTAAAGTTAGCGACTTAGTGAAATCATATTGCCGTCGCACTTTTGTAGACTTCTACAGCGACATTAAAATTGAATATTATGACGGTGGTTTTAAAGAGCTCTTATTAAAAGAGACTCCTCTTGTAACAGTAGCATCAGTACAGTATAGTGAAGACTATGGAAAAACATACACAAATTTAACAAAGTTTGAAGACTGGGTTATTAAAGGCGATTCAATCATTAGCTTAGCCCCAGGCGGATTTCCTGAAGTAATTAATGGATATCGTGTAAGTTATTTTGGCGGGTACGATGTTATCCCAGGCGATTTAAAGCTAGCGGTCTTAGATTTAATTGAGTACTATTCAAGAAACAATGGTGCTGTACACAGTAGCCGTGACTTAAATCCTAACACTACACAAATTAATTACGTTGCATCTACTAATCTACCAGCTCCAATTAAGCGTGTGTTAGATCAATACGTGGCGGACTTTACATGATACCAGTTAGCGCTATGGGCCCGCATCAAATGCTTGATTTCATGGCAGGTGTTAAAAGCGGTGAGGTTTTAACAGGCGCTAATGAAGCACAGGCAGAAGCAGCTAGAAAAAGTTTTCTTGAAGCCGCACAAAAAGGCGTTCGTGATCAAATCGAGATTACGTTGCCTTTAATATATTTAATAAGTCCGTACAACATAGCAACATATGTTAAAAGAGGTTTGCTACGACAAAGCTTAAAGTTTCAAAGACTTGCAGCACCTCAAAAGCCCTCTGACTATGATGAAGATGAAAAATCTAGAAAACGCCATGACAAAGCAGCAGCACAGTACGAAAGTAAAAGAGCTTCTTTAGCAGAATTTGTACCTAGTATTAAAGTGCAAACAGACGAAGGTCCCAGAGATGTATATCCTGGAGATATTGCCTACCATAATGCGCTAAATCAAACTTTACTTAAATTTCCTGATAAAGCAGTTGGCGATAAAATAATGGCCGGGCTTAAAAAGAATTACTCAAAAACAATAAAGTTTGAAGAGCTAGTAGCTACCGCAACCGAAACACTACAGTTTGTTGCAGCCGCTGATAGTATTATGGCACAAGGCGTATACAGCGGAGGAGAGAAGTCCCCCGCATACCTAGCCATAGAAGCTCGGTATAGAAAAAAATTGCAAGAAGCTGGACATAAACAATTTCAATGGTTAACAAAGAATACTCCAGCACAGTTTGAAAATCCAGAATCATTTGTTAGTAACTATAATGCAAGCAAAGATTTTTTGCTTGTAACACCAAAGTTTAAGTCTAGCACACAAGGTGGGCGAGATATACCTAATGAATTATCGAGACCTATAGTAATAGAAGCTCTTAGGAATATAACGGAACACGGAGTGCTTACCGTTAGTGAAAAGTTTTCAGTAGGAGCATTTGCAGCAGCTGGACATACTGGTGCAACAACACAAGAAGAGGCAGGACAGCAATTAATGCCTATAGGTATTAATCTTCCTATGAGACAGGCAGCATATTTATTTGCTACCTCACAAAGCAATTTTAAAAATATACAAGCACTAAGTCCAACAACTTTTGTAGCAAATACAAAACACTTAGATCTTTCCGTACAGTTTAATAAAAATGTTAGTGGCGACGTAAAAACACTGTTTTCTGCAATGTTTTCTATTGCAAGGACTATGCGAGCAAGCTATAACAGCGAAGTGTTGTCTCACCAAGAAACAGCATTTTTATCTCATCAATTAAACGCTTCACTAGGTAAGACATATAGAGAAATAGGAACAGCTTTTAGTCAGCAGTTTTTTAGTAGAGAAGGTATGGAAATGTCCGTAAATATGCGGTTCTCTCCTTCTATAAAAGAATCTACAGCAATGCTTATAATGAACGCCATATCTGGCGGAAAAATGCCTAAAGCTCCAGCAAGAGCTACAGCAAGCGCACAGTCTAAAGGTAATAAATCCGGCAAAACTAGAACTACAGTTCAAAAAGCACCTACACCACAAAAGTTTTCTCTGCCCAAAAGTAGTGTTAGCGGTGGTTCTGTGTCTATGTCTATGGCAGATCAGCCTATGGCTCCTGCGGTAGATTTAATAAACTTACAGCAAATTATTAATGCTCAATTACAAGATGTAATTAGTGCTAATATGGGAGACGGAAGAAGTCGAACCGTTCTAAACTATAGAACAGGTAGACTGGCAGGCAGTGCTAGAGTTGATAGCATGTCTACAAGTAGACAAGGTATGATTACCGCTTTTTACTCTTATATGAAAAATCCGTACGCAACTTTTAGTGATGGAGGTAAACAGTCCCTTCCAAAAAGCAGAGATCCTAAACTGTTAATTTCTACCTCAATACGAGAAATTGCACAACAGATAGTGTCTAACAAGTTAAGGGCAGTACCACTATGACCAAAAGAACTAGTATCGTAACAGCGCTAGCTGAAAAATTTAAAATAATAGATGGAAATGCTCCGTATAATTCTGATTTATTTGGAAATAGTTACCCTAAACTAAAATTTTGGGACGAAGTACAAGACTTTCCATCCGTATATATTGTAGCAGGTTCAGAGACACGACAGTATCATCCAGCTGACTTTACATGGGCATTTATGAATGTTAGTGTAAAAGTATATGTTCGCAGCGAAAGCGACGCACATCAAAAGCTAGAAGATTTAATAAACGACTTAGAGCATGTAATCAACAGTAATCGTGTATTAGTATATGATACTACTAATAACCTTTCAACTACTGAAATATTAATTCAGTCAATAACTACTGACGAAGGGCTATTAGCTCCTTATGGTGTCGGTGAAATCAATTTACAAGTGCGCTACGCATTAGTATAACTCTCGGATCTATACAAGCATAACAACAGATAAATATCTAGTCACAGTGCTTAAGTATTTCCAAAAAATCATAAAGGAAAGAGTATGGCATTAAATTTACTACGTAATAGTCGAGTGTTTTTCACGACTAACTTAGATAGTAGCGGTAATGTGGCTTTATCAGGCCACACCACAGCAACAACACGAGAACTCCAAGTCTTAGACGGATTTTCTTTCTCACAAAATACAGGACAAGAAACTGTAACAACCAATGAAGCAGGTATTGCTCCTATTCGTGGTCAGCGTAGTTTTAATACTTCATTAGAGCCAGTAGACTGGAGTTTTTCCACATACATTCGCCCTAAGTATTATGAAGGTGCTACAACTACTGCCGGACCTGACACTGACGATGAAATCGTTGCAGAAGAGTCAGTGCTTTGGGGAGCCATGTCAAGTGTTACCGGTAACGGCTGGACACCTACATATGGTGTTGCAAGCCCAGCAGCACAGCCTTACAGCACTGTTAGTTTTGGTAATTCTAATAAACACCAACTACAAGCTTTTGGTTTAATTATTCAGTTTGAAGCAGTTACTTATGTTATTAACAACTGCGCTATTGATTCAGCTACTATTGATTTTGGATTAGACGCTATTGCTATGATTGCATGGGCCGGAAAAGGTACCACAATGAAACAGCTAGCTTCAAACTTGGTAATTCCTACTAGTGGTGTTGGCGTAACAGGTGGTGGATTTACAACTACAGCTCCAGCTACTAATGACTTCAAGATTAAAGATACTACTGCACGATTTATTGCTAACAAGTTGTCTACAATGACTTTAGCATCTGCTGTTCACGGTGGTATTACTTCTAGTACACCTTACACTATTGCACTGACCGGTGGTAACATAACAGTTAGCAATAACTTAACTTATTTAACACCAGCTAACTTAGGTGTGGTTAATACACCAATTACCTATTTTACAGGTACTCGCTCTGTTACAGCTACTATTACCGCTTATCTGAAAACTGGTACTGATCCAGTAACTAGTAATAAGCAAGGTGCAGGTTTACTAGACGACTTGTTAACCGCAAGCACTAGCACAGAAAATAAGTTTTCTACAGTAATTTCAGTAGGTGGTGCAACTAACGGAACTCGCATTGACTTATCAATGCCCACAGTTCAGTTAACTATTCCAACTGTTACATCTGAACAAATTATCTCTACTTCTATTGGAATGACTGCTCAAGGTTCTTCTACTGGCGCTGCCGGTGGTGCTTATGATCTTGAGAAAACAAACGAACTAGAAGTTAAATACTACGCAGTTCAGTAATTACTAGCTGCATTTCTATAGAGACTGGGTTGATCTCCAGTCTCTCTTTTTAAACTTATTATTATAAAATGACTACTCTCTCTTTAAAAACACTGTTAGTTCCTTCTAAATCAGTACAGGTAGAATATCCTGGTATGCCTGGTTTTGTTGTTGATTTGGCATTTTTATCTCGTGAAACGCTTTTGTCAATTCGCAAGAAATCTACCAAAACAAGCTTCAAAAACCGTCAGGCTGCTGAAGAATTCAACGAAGATTTATTCCTACAACTTTATGTTGAAAACGCTGTAAAAGGATGGTCAGGTTTAAAACTTAGCTATCTTGAGCAGTTGGCGCCAGTTGACTTAACTGGTAAAGATATGGAAGCAGAATTAGGATATACTGCTGAAAATGCATTGTACCTGATGAAGAATTCCAGTAACTTTGATGCTTTTATTAGCGAACAAGTTACAGACTTGGGAAACTTTTCGACGACCAGCTCCAGCAAGTAAATCAGCAGTTGGTCAATTATCTTCAAAATATGGGTGTTGGCATGACCAGAGACCAATATTTTGAAATGTGCGAAGCATTAGGCAACGACCCAGAAGAATCTGAAATTCCGGTTGAGTTTGATGATTTCCCACTAGAAGTGCAACAGGCATTTAATGCCTATAAGATGTTACGAGACGAATGGGATACCATGAGTGGTACTTATTTAGGAAAATCCTTAATAGGTGTTAAAGACATTTTAGAAGCAACAGAGGTTGATCTGTCCGAGCAGAAGTTTATAATTATGCTAATACGTATAATTGACGCTGTAAGATCAGAAGAAATCAATAATAGGAAAAAGATGCAAGAGCCCGCTAGTTAAAAATTAGCGGGCTTTTTTGCGTTAAAAATTTTTTGGTTTGACAAGAGCGTGGTCACATGGTATAATGGTCTCTAGTTAAATTATCAAAAAATTTTGGTAATACCCGACAGGAGTGTATATGGCCAATCAAAGATATGTATTAGAGTTTAGTCTACAAGACGTAGGTAGCACTCTTAAATCAAGCAAAAAAGACGCAGACGCCTTTAGAGGTTCGCTGGATTCTATTATAAAATTGACTGATAAAGCCAATCGTGGTGGTAAAGGCGGATGGAAAAACGCTATGATGGGTGGCAACGAATATGATGTTGCCAGGGGTAGTGCCGGGGCAACTGGTGCTTCTGGTCGTGACTTTGCTAACCAAGCTCGCGGGCTTGATGGATTAGTTCGTTTATATGCTACTTATGCTGCGAATGTGTTTGCAGCTGGTGCTGCTTTTCGTGCATTAAGCCAAGCAGCCGATACTACTAATATGGTTCAAGGTATGAATCAGTTAGGTGCCGCAAGCGGACAAAATTTAGGTACAATAGCTAAAAACTTAGTAGCTGCTACTGACGGATCAATCTCATTCCGTGAAGCTATTGAAGCTACTACAAAGGGTACTGCAGCTGGATTATCCGGCAAGCAAATGGAACAATTAGGGCAAGTTGCTAACAAAGCTTCTAAAGCTCTTGGTGTTGCTATGCCTGACGCAATTAGTCGTTTAACACGCGGTATTAGTAAGTTAGAGCCTGAGCTGTTAGACGAACTTGGTTTATTTACGAAGATTGATAAAGCCACACAAGATTACGCTCGTACTATTGGTAAAACAGCTGGTAGCTTAAGTGATTTTGAGAAACGCCAAGCCTTTGCAACTGCAGTATTAAAAGAAGGTCTTGATAAGTTTGGTGCAATTGATATAAGTTCAAATCCTTATGATAGGTTACTTGCCAGCTTACAGAATTTAGGCCAGGGAGCCTTAGAAATTGTCAATAAAGTATTAACTCCTTTGGTTAATGTACTTTCACAAAATCCTACTGCTTTATTAGCAGTTATATCAGCTGTTGGCGTTTCTATACTTAGGACCGCTATACCTGCACTAGGACACTACAGAGAGAATTTAAAAGATGCGGCTAATCAAAGTCGTATGACTTTTACACAGATCTATAAAGATCAACAAGATAAAATAAGTGACTTAGCTACTGCAGCCGGTGCGTCTGCAGAGTTAGCATATAAAAAATCAGCCCCTACTCGAGCTAAAATTGCTGAGCTAGAACAACGTGCTAAGACTTTTTCAAAAGGACGTAAAGATTTTGCAGAATTAGGAGCAAAAGATCCTTTTGCTATGACTGCCGAAGAAATTAAATCTTTAGATACTCGCGCTAAATATTTAGCTTCCAGAGATGCAGAAGAATCTAAGCGACTTAAACTTCATATTGCCGAGATTAGAGCAATACGTGCAGGTGCAGCTGCTGCTGGCACAGAAGTTTCTGAACGTGTAATTAAAGGTACAGAACCTGGATACACAACTGCAGGCTCTAATGATATTATAAATAAACGAGTATTAAATAAATTAGCAAGTGATAGTATTAGATCTACAACTGCAGAAACTCAAGCAATCTACGGATCTAGAGCAGCGTACGCAAAACTAAATGAAGAAATTGCCAAAGCCCGTGAAGGAACGCTTAGAACTACTACTCGCATTGATGAAAATGGTAAGGCTGTAATAGAATCTACTGGTAAGATGGGCATGCTTCAAGCTGGATATACGCGTGTTGCTGGAACCATTGGTATTGTTGGACAAAAGCTAGGATCTCTTATTTCGGCATTTGGTGTTTGGGGCATGGCTATTGGTATAGCTATTGAAGCCGTAGGTTTGTTCGACTCTTGGATGAGTAAAACCGGCAAAGAAACAGAGGCTTTTGAAAAATCTTTACAAGGTATAAAAGACTCAAGCGATAACGTAAAACGAACCTTAGAACTATTAGACAAAGTTCCTTTTGCTTCTGCTACTATACAAGGTATTTTTGCGCTATCAAATGCTATGATAGAAGTAAATAATACTACACAAACAGCTATTGATAGTGCTACAAAGTTAAAAGCAGCAATGGCTAAAAGCCCTTATGATACTTGGAAAAATGATATAGCCAAGTTCTTTGGTGGTGGAATTGACAAGAATTTAGCCAAAGACTTAACTACAACTGTGCAGGACTCTTTAAAGTTATTTGCAGAAGCAGGCAGAACAGACGAAGCAAAACAAATACTTTCAGAAGCACTTGGCGTAAACAGCTTTGATACACAAAGCCTTACAAAAGCTTTTGAGAAAGGCACCCCTGTAATTGATAAGTACGGTATTGCACAGAAAAAACTAACAGCAATATTAGGTACTAGCAGCAGTAATCTACAGAGTTTTAAAACTGCAACAGAAGCCTCTAACAAAGCCTATCAAGAATTCATCCAATCTACTGCAAGTAATAATCCTTTATTTAAATTAGGACAGTCATTATTGGATGTAAGTAACGCAATGGGTAAGGTACTTACTGGTAATGTAAACGATTTAAATGCTGCTTTTAAAGACTTAGCAGATAATCCAGAAAAATTTCAATTATTTGGAAAAGAGGTTGTTACAGCGTTTACAGATATACGTGCTGAGTATAAAACTACTTTTGAAGCACAAGCAACATATAAACATGCACTAAATAAGCTTGACCAAGAAGACTTAGATATTAAAGAAAAACTAAGAGTAACTGATGGTTTAATTGCTCAAGGAATGAGGACAAATTATAATCTTGGTTTAAAGAAACAATACGAACAAAAATTAGAAACTAATCAAGAATCTAGACGATTAGCTGGGCAGGCTGCAGGACAATTTGATCCTGGAGTTTTTGAGAAAGCAAAAACAATATTTAACGAAGGTGCTACTGCAGCTTACAACAAAGCGCAACAACTTATAAGTACAGCCCTAGGACAAGCCAGTGAAAAGGCTGCTTTAACTATAGCGCAAGCAAAAGTAGGGGGCATGACAGGTGAAGCAGCCGCAATTGCAAGCACTAAAATTAAGGACCAAGAGTTAAAAATACAGTTGCGAGCAATCGATACAAATATAGATTTAATTATAGCTAACACGCAATTAAAAGCAAGTATAGATGAGTCTAATGCTTTAGCAGCAATAGCAAACGCGCCCGAAGGATCTGACAAAACAGTTTTAGCAGCAGAATATGCTGCAGCTAAAGTATTTAAAGAAGGTCTTGAAGATTTTGCTGCAGGCAGAGGCAGTAAACGCAGAGGATCTATGGCTTTTAAGACTACTGAAAATGCAGACGTAGATTCCAGACTTAAATTAAAGCAAATGGCAGTTAACTCAGCAATTGCAGCTCAAAATGCTAACAGAACTGGTGTTGAGGCTCAAGTGGGAGCAAATGCAATTGAAGGTAAACGATCACAACGCGCAGGACAGTTAGCAGATCTTGATAAGCTAAGAAGTGCTCAAGAAGCTGTTACGCAACAAGAATTAGCTCGTTTAAATGTTGTTAATAGCATTACTGGCGCAATGACCGAACAAAATAGTTTAGCTATTTTTAAACTTGAAAATTTAAATTTGCAAGCTAAACAAGAAGTTGAATTAAAAGGTGCTGAAGACGCTTTAGCAAATGCTAAAGACAGTTCAGATCAAGATTCTATTAATAGAACTACAAAAATATTGGCTTTAGTTAAAGAAAAACAGGAAGCTGAAAAAGATAATGCAGGACTCCAACAAGCATTACGTTTAGTAGATCAAAGAATTAGTAAAGAAAAAATCTTAAGCGATATCGCTTTTCAATCCCGAGATGATACATTAAAAATTACTGCTGCACAACTAAGCGCAGATCAGGAAATTTTTAATGCTAAAGTATCACTAGGCATGATTTATGGTCAGCAAGCAGAATCGCAAAAAAGAATTAACGAACAAAGTGCATTAGCAAATTCAATTGCGCAATCCGAATTATCTTTGCAAAAGGCACGAGCTGATAAATTAGCAGAAATTGATAGTTTAATTGATAAAGCCATGATGACTGATACTGGCGATGTACAAGGCCTTGAAAAGCAAAGGGCTGCAGCAGTAAAAAGTTTTGATGACCAAGGAAAGGCACTCAGCATTGTTAACTCAGGCCGTAAAACCGCATTAGACTTAACACAATCTTTAACAGAGCGCCAAGTAGCTTACGGAGAGGTATTTAAGCAAAGTTTTGATGAAATGGGTAACGCCATTATTGAATTTACTAAAACTGGTAAGCTAAACTTTAAGAGTTTGATTGATAGTATGATCGAAGGATTAATACGTTACGAAATGCAAGAACAAGCTAAAATGGCATATGCAGCTTTTAAGCCTGGTCTAATGAACTTTATAGGACAAAAATTTGGTTTTGCTGGCGGATTTACAAATGACATGGGCGGTAAGGAATTAGCTGGATCTTTAGGATTTGCTAAAGGCGGAGCTTTTGATGCTGGTTTAACAACATTTGCCAAAGGCGGAATGTTTACTAACTCTGTAGTAAATTCTCCAACCTTATTTAAGTTTGCTAAAGGCACTGGAATGATGGGCGAAGCAGGACCCGAAGCCATTATGCCCCTAAAGCGTGACAGCAACGGTAATCTTGGAGTTCGTGCAGGCGGTGGAGGTTCAAACGTAGACGTAGTTGTTAATAACTTTGGAAGCGAAAAAGCTACTACTAAGGAAACTACTGACTCACGTGGCAATCGTCGAATCGAAGTAGTAATTGGCGATATGGTCGCAGGCGAAGTAGCTAGACCAGGCAGCGCAGTTCAACAATCGCTAGCAGGCAGTTTTAATAATAGACCCGCGTTAGCAAGGAGATAAGTATGACAATTCCAGCATGGTCAGCCCAATCGCTACCACAGGTACCACAAAAAGGGTTTACGGAGTCTATTGCACTGAACGTTATACGTTCACCAATGGACTCCGGTCCTGCTAAAATGCGTCGTAGAGGAGCCGGAGTTAGTACGATGGACCTGAGTTTTATAATGACAACAGCTCAAACCACAAACTTAGAGAATTTTATTAAAAATACTTTATTGGGCACTAAACGCTTTAGCTTTCCACACCCTCGTACAAACACTAGCGTAGAAGTGCGCATAGTTCCCAGCGGAGATGGAGAGTTTTTCAAGTTGCAATATTTAGCGCCAGGATACTGGAGTACTTCGTTAAAATTTGAGATATTACCATAATGAGTAGATTAGGCAGACTATCACCAGCAGCCATTAAAGCTATGTTTTCATCTGAAACAGATGAACAGCTTATAATGCTCTTAACTATATATGACCCTAATGGGTCTACTGATCCTGCAGCCGCAACTACTCCAATTAGATTAAGTGATAATTATACTCAAAGACTGTCTGCCACTACTGACGATGAAGTTGTTTATGGTGTTGTAAGTAATTCGACTGAATATGTATATATTCCAATGACCCTAAACTTACCTAACGACCAGGAAACAGGACCAGGAGATTGTTCAATTACCCTAAACTTTGTTACTCCAGAAACGATTACTGTTATTAGAGATCATTTACGAGTACGAACTAAAGTTTTAATAGAGTTGGTAATTTCAAGCAATCTTAATTATGTAGAAGCAACATTACAAGATTATTATATTACATCGGCAACATACAATGCCGAAAACGTTACTCTAAGTTTAGGGATGGTAAGTTATAATACTGAGCCTTTCCCTAGCTTTAGTTTTACCCCTAGCTACTTTCCAGGATTATTCTAATGAATTATGATAAGTATATTGGACTACCCTATCTAGACAATGGCAGAACCGAAACTGGCGTAGATTGCTGGGGTTTGGCTCGCCTATTTTATAAAGGTGAGTACGAGATAGATCTGCCCAGCTATACTGAAGAATACATTGGTGGAAGTGATCCACATATTGTAGAAGTAGTGAGTCTTTATAAAGATAACTGGGAAGACACAACTACACCTAATATTGGAGACTTATGTCTTTTTAATATTTTTGGTGAGCCTATGCACGTTGGTATATTTGTTGGCGACAATAAGTTTTTACATTGCCGTCGTGGTAGTGATTCAGTAATTGAGTCTTTAACCAATATTAAGTGGAAAAACCGTTTTGTAGGTTTTTATAAATATGCTCCACAATCACAAGTACAAGCAGTTGGAGCACCACACCCATTAAAACTTAGTGTATATCGAGATTGGACAGTAGAAGGTACTACTGTACATGATTTTGTAGAATTTGTAAAATCCAAGTATACAGTAAGTACAGAATTAGTAAGTAAAATAGTAGTTATGATTGATGGTATAGTTGTGCCTAAATCAGAATGGAAAACTACTGTAGTTAAAGGTGGACAGCAACTTAGCTATAAAAGCGTAGCTGAAGGAACTTCAACAAAACGATTATTAATAACACTTGCAGCCGTTGCAATAACTGCTACATTAGGTGCGCCAGGATTAGAGAGTTTAGGTGGCAGTATTGGCAGTAGTGTCGGAGTTACTTTAACAGGTAACCAAGCAATTGCAGTTGCAGCCGTATCTATTCAAATGGCTAGCATGGTTTTGCAAAATGTTATTGCACCTATTCGTCCGCCTAAAACAAATGATCCAGGTAGTGCTAATAGTTTAAATCTATTAACAGGTGCCGCCAATTCAGCAAGTCAATATGGAGCAATACCTGTTGTACTTGGTAAAGTTAGATTTACTGGTATGCTAGGGGCTATTCCCTATATCGAGTCACTAACCGAAACAAATATTTTAAATACTGCTATTGTTTGGGGCTTTGGGCCTCTTTCAATAACAGATTTGTGCATTGGTTCTAAACCAATAGATGATTATTACTATGGCGAACCTACGTCTGTACCAAGACCAGTTATTGTAAATGGTTTTGCACGAGACTATATTGCTGGCGCAGCAGGTGGTTTAAAAGGAGCTTTTAATAACTTGTATGGTCGCGATGTTCAACAAAAGCAAGTAAACTTAGAATTAACAAATAACGCAACTAACATAACAGCTAGTCATGCAGGCACTAAAAAGTGGCAACAAGTTGACTTAGATCAAGTTTCTGATGCAGTTGATATTGTGCTTTCTTTTCCTGAAGGCATGCGTAAAGTTAATACTAAAAATGGTGAAGTAGGTGCAACCACTTGCGGCATTGAAATACAAATGCGACCATATAGTATTACTGCTTGGCCAGAAGAAGACGCTAGCTCTGCATTAAACGTATATAGTTTTAGTGCAGGAGATACTACAGCGTATCAACTATTTACTATGGTTCCTCCTGGCGACTCGACTTTAGAAGTAAACTTATATAGATACACTACTTTTTGTGTTGCCCCCAATGGTGGAATACAGAGATTTGACGGGGCCGTAACAGATCGCCTAGCTGATAATGCTACGGACCCTATACAAGCAATGTATGAACAAACAGCGTATAGCTCTCTTGTAGGTACTAGTGGTGTAAAAAGCTATCAACCGCAAATACCTACAGGGTATCTACCAATCTATACTGTATACCAAGAACGTAATGGTGGTACGGTTACACAAATTACTCCACACCCTATAAGTACATACAGTGGTAAAACTGGTTTAACTTATGAGTTAATTGAAACACCAGAAGTATCCGGTAGTGGTATGGATGCAACCTGGAGTACGTCAGCAATTAAAACTATTAAAATAACTGCTGGCAGAGTATATGGAGATGCTAGCGGTATAGACCTTACTGCAACCGAAGTAGAGATATGGAGCACTAATAGATTATTAACTCCAACTGTTGCTACAGGAGTTGCACCTGCAACTGGCCCAGGTAGTTGGGGAGACTTTTTAACAAATTACGGAGTTTGGAGTAGCACAGGATATACTACTCCTGCCGCCACTGTTGCAAATCCTAATGCTTATGGTGGTACCTGGAACTATACAGTAAGTAATGTTAACTTTCCTTATGATGGCTACTATATAGTTGAAGCTGCAGCAGACGATCAAGGTGAGATTTTAATTGATGGAATACGCGCTGTACAAATTCCTAAGTCAGGTGGAAAAACAATAGAGAGTATTAAAGGCCTGATTAAACTTAAAAAGGGCCTTCATGATATTGTGTTAAATGGAGTCGATAATCAAGCTACTCAGTATGGTATAGCAGCTAGGATTACTTATACTGCCAATAACGGTGTTAACATCCAGGCTTCTGCCAATACTATTCTTACATTTGGTGAAGGTGCATGGTTTACAAAACGTAAAGATGCTTTTAACTGGGTACACTCAGTTGAAAATCTTCCAAGAGCTAAGTATCAGGTAAGAGTTCGTCGTACAAACTTAGATGAAACAGAAGATGAAGTAGATTATAAAAAGTTTCATAAAGCATTTTTAGTTAATGTTACTGGCTATGATAGCCAAAAATTACCTATGGAAAATCCGCCAGGTTGCTATTTGGCAAAAACAGCTGTACGAGTACAAAGTAGTAGTAAAGTAAATGGCCAAATAGATGGTGTTAATGCCGTGGTTCAAACTATTACCTGGGACTATGAAAGAACTACTGGTAGTTGGCAAAATTTACGAGAAACAAATAATCCTGCAAGTTTATTTGCATATGTATTAATGCATCCAGCAAATGCTTTTCGTGTTACGCCTGCTAAAATAGATTTAGTTAGTTTAACTGCTTGGCATAACTACTGTAATCCCATACCTCAGACTGTAAATGCTACAGCTTTAGAAGCTGGTAAATATTATGTTATTAAAGAGTTAGGTACAACTAACTGGAATACTGTAGCAGATACTACAGATATTGTTTATAGTGTTGGTGATGGTATATACCCTGTACGAGCAGGTACAGGAGACGGTAAAGCTACATATGAGCCTAAATTTGCTTACAATGGAGTATTAACTAATACACAAAGTGTAATGGATACACTACGTGATATATGTGCAGCCGGCAAAGCCAGTCCAACATATATTGACGGTAAATGGGGCGTAGTAATAGATACTGAACGTTCACATACTGTACAGCATTTTACTGAGCATAACAGTTGGGGATTTGAATCTACTAAAGTATTACCTGTATTGCCACACGCTTTCCGTATTAGCTTAAACGATGAAACACTTGCTTATCAAGCAAATGAAATTATTGTATATAACTACGGCTATGGCCCGACAACAGCAAATGGTAAGATTGCAGCTACATTATTTGAACAGTTAAATCTGCCTGGAGTTACAAACCCAGATCAAGCTACACGCTTGGCTAGGTGGCACTTTGCACAGATTAAACTGCGTCCAGAGACGTATACAATTAATGTAGACTTTGAGCACTTAGTTTGTACTCGTGGAGATAAAGTAAAAATTACTCATAGTATTCCGCAATGGGGTATTGGTAGCGGTCGCTTAGGCCCAGGAGTAGACGACGCAGTAACTGGAACAGTGTTAACATTAACCGAGCCAGTACGATTAGTTAATGGTACTCAATATGTTATACTGATTAGAACTAATAATCTCACTGCTACTGTTGGTAGTGGAAGTATAACAAGAAACTTTACTTATTCAGGACCTACAGGATATACTACTTCAATTACAGTACCCACAATAGCATTGGCAGATGGCGTAAAAACCGATAACTTATTTATGATAGGTTTAACTACCAATACTGTGCAAGATTGTATAGTAACAGCAGTTGAACCAAGTAGTAACTATAGTGCTAGATTAACACTGGTTGATTATTCGCCAGAAATATATACAGCAGATCTCAGTGGTTTGCTAGTGTATAATCCAAAAATATCTACTAGTAATATTACATTAGTAAAAAATACGATTACAAGCTATCCAATTATTACTAGCATTACTAGTGATAGCGTTCAAAGCACTCAAGTTTCAACTGGCAATTACCAAAATAAAGCTATTGTAGCTTTTACAAATCCAAATGATTTACCTGGTGTTGCTACGCGAGTACAGTTTGATATTATTGAAGGTGATGTAGCTGGATGGGATTCTAATCCAGGCACTCTTTATGATACAGATAAGAGTAGTAGCAATTTTGAATTTGTTAACTTATTCTCTAATAAAAAGTACAAGGTTAGAGCTAGATACACAAACGCTGATCGTACAATTTGTGGGCCTTGGTCCATTGACTCAGCCTTTAGCAATGAAGGACGAAGTGTAAGTACAGCAACAGCGCCAGCATTAACAATAGATTTAGACCATACATTTATTGTAGCAAAACCAGCCATTACTTTACAACCAAATGACGTTTTAGCATATGAATATAGACTATACAAAGACACTGGCTCAGAAGATTTCTGGGAATTAGACACAACTGATCCTGCTTATAATATTAAAGTTATACGTAGCACAGAAGAGGCTAGATTTGATTTAAGAGATCAACCTACGCCTAGATTATCGGCAGCAGGAGTAACATATAGAGTCGCCTGTAGAACTGTAGATAGAACAAATAACTACAGTGCAGAAAGCACTCTTGCAACAATAGTTGTTAAAACTATTACTTAAAAAGGATAAGCATGGCAGCACGTTTATACCCGGGCGTAAAATCATTACAATTGGTATTAGATACTCCAACAGAAGTCAGAGATGGCACAACAGATATTAGGGATGACCTAATATCTGTTAAAGTCTGGTATTCGTCTAGTAGTACGTTTAATCCAGATAATAATCAAGGTACTTTAGTTTATAATGGCAGTGGTTTATCCATACCTATTACAGGCTTAACACCAAGTGCTACATACTATGTTAGATACGCTTTTATTAGTGCTATCGATCCAACTGTATATACAATATCTGCACCACTAACACAAACAGTATATGGTGATAGCACTACTGTATACGGATACTTAACAAACGACCCTACACCCATTACTACAGCTACTGACGGTACTGGGGGAGATTTTGCTTCTGCTACTGGTATTTTTAAAGTATATACTGGTACTCAAGATGTAACAGGTGTTGGGGTAACATACGCAATTAAAGCAAATAGTGCATATCAAATTACTGGTGCTACTATTAATGCTACTACAGGTGCTTATAGTTGTACAGGTTTAACTGCTACTAGTGGTAATGTAACTTTTACAGCAACTTATGGTGGCGTAGTACTTGAAGAAGTATGGAATGTTTACAAAGCACAGGCAGGACAAACTGCGCCTTTAATTCAATTAAGCGCTACTTCTAATCAATTTCCCTATAAAGATCAATACGCAACAACTTCTGATAGTTCACAGATTGTAGTTACAGCACGTTTAGCTAATCTTACAGGCACTCCTACGTTTACTGCGACAGGATATACGCGAGCGGGATTACCGTTAAGTATTAATCCTAATGTTCCATTTACACAAAATAATAATGTTATTACTATTACATCTGCAGACGCTGATTTAAAAGGAGTAGCACTAGGTAGTATTCGTGTTATTGCCACATTAGCAGGAATATCAGATACATTTACTATCTATAGAACTAACGATGGTAGCGAACAGATTACTGTTGAGTCTAGTAATGAAGCGCACTTAATACCAGCAAATACAAATGGTACTACTGTTGCCTCTAACTATATTGGAAGCGGAACAATCCTTAAAGTCAGAGAAGGTAGTAAATATTTAACTGTTGATAATGTAAGTCCATTTGCTAATGGTACTTGGAGAGTAGTAACTATTGACAGTGTAGGAATAACTTGTGACACTAGTCCTTCTATAGGCACAAACTATATTGAGTACGATACACACAGTGCAATGACTGCTGACGTAGCTACTATTAGTTATACAATAAGAGTTGTTAGTACTGCAGGTGTTACTACTGATATAATTACTACTCAAAGTTTTGCAAAGTCGAAACAAGGAACAGAAGGTGCAACAGCTAGAGCTGTTGATATTAGGGCTGATTATCAGGCTTTTATTACTCCAATTAATACTAACACACCTGTGCCTACAGTTATTAATTTAACAGCAGTTCAAAGCAATTTTGTTAGTCCAACATATACATGGTTAATTAATGATGCAGCATTTACTTCAGATGTTGCAACTGCCACTGGAAATACATTAGTTTTAAAAAGCTTTCCAGCTTCTGGAGTTAAAACTGTAAAAGTTACAGCTGCAGAAGGAATCTATAGTGTTTATGATACATTTTCAGTTTATAGTTTAAAAGAAGGCTCGGACTCAATTTCAATAGGTTTGGCAAATGAAAACCAAACAATTAGTTGTGATAGTACTGGGACCCCTATTGCAGGACAATTCCCTATTACAACTACACTATACGTTGCACTAGGTTCAAAAATATTAAGTAGCACTACTAGTCCTGTAGTTACTTTTGCAAAAGTAAGTTATACTGGTGGAGATGCTTCAACTTACAGTATAGATGCTAATGGTAATATTAGTATTACTAGTATTAATCAGCAATTCGCAGAAGCTACATTTAGCGCAACAGTTAATGGAGTAACCTTAACTAAAACACTTTCAATTAATAAGTCTATTGATGGAGCATCGGCTCCAGTAGTCGTTCTTACCTCAACTGGGCAAGTATTTGCTGCAGCAAAAAATACTGGAGTAATCAGTCCAACAAGTGTAACTTTAAGCACTGCTGTATTTAACTTAGGCACTAGCCCAACATACGTTTGGAAAGTTTCTACTGATAGTGGAGCCACGTTTACTACACAAGCAGGACAAACTGCCACTTCTTTTACATTGCCAAGTTTTACTACAGGCACTAAAACAGTAAGAGTTGAAGTAACAGGAGCAGGAAAAACTGTATACGATCAAATTACTATTTATGCTTTAAAAGAAGGCGACGATAGTTTAAATGGTGGTTTAATCAATGAAAATCAAACAATTAGTTGTGATAGCGCTGGAGCTGTAATTGGTGGACAATTTCCTTTAAGCAGTCAATTAGTAGTAGTTAGAGGTACTACAATCTTAACTAATGCTGATGGAGTTACTTGGTCAAAAGTTTCCGAAACTAACATGACCAGTACTATTGTATCTACAACAGGTGTTATCAGTGTAACAGCTATTTCCCCCACTACATCAATTACATCAGCAAGTGCTACTTATCGTGCCACTATTGGCACTACCACTATTGATAAAGTATTTACACTAAATAAATCTACAAATGGTAAACCTGGGGATAATGCTACCGCTTATTGGCTAACAGTATCTGCTGCAGCAATTAAAAAGAATACTGCTAATGTATTTAATCCTACCAGTATAACTGCTACGGCGTATTCAAGTGTAGGCACTGCAGTACCCGCTGTATATTCTGGAAGATTTAAAATATACGAAAGCGGTAGTGCTACAGCCTCGTATACTTCAGTAGCAGATGAAAGTACAAAAACTTATACTCCTTCGGCTAATGCCACTAGTGTTAAAATAGAGTTATACTTAGCAGGGGGTGTTACCTCAAAAATTGACGAACAACTAGTACCTGTAGTTGTTGATGGCAGCAGTGCTGTCACGGCATTTTTAAGTAATGATTCAGTAACATTAAACGCTGATAGTTCTGGAACTGTGACATCGTTTGTTGGTGCAACTACAACTATGTATGTGTTTATTGGTTCTGTTGATGATAGCACAAACTGGAACTATTCTACTACAAAGTCAAATGTTACGTGTACAGAAGCTAGTAACAGTAGTATACAAACAATATCTAGTATAACTGGTTCCACAGGTTATGTAGACATAACAGCTAGTAGAACTGGATATACCAGTATTACTAAAAGATTCAGTATTAGTAAAGTCAGTAATGGCTCAAAAGGTGACCAAGGTACTCCAGGACTTCCAGGTACTCCAGGTACTCCAGGTACACGTACAGCTATTTTAGATATGTACAAATGGGCCAAAGACAAGCCTACGTCATTGTTTCCTTCTGGCTCGTCTACGTATACTTGGTCTAACGGTCAATTTACAGCTCCAGCTACTACAAATGACTGGTATTTAACTCCACCCACAGCAGTAGCTGGACAGACCTTATGGGTAGCAAGAACGGTATATGCTGACACTGGTTCAAGTCTTACTAGTCCAGTAACCTGGACTGCAAATTCTGCATTTGCAACAGGAGGTGCAGGAGACAACGGTGTTAATGGAACAAGAACTGCCTACCTAGAAGTATACATATGGTCACAAAATACGCCTACTGTATTCCCGTCAGGTACTTCAACATACACTTGGTCTAACGGTCAATTTACTGCACCTACTACCGCTAATGGATGGTCGCTAAATCCAAGTGCGTCAAGCCCTGGATTTAAATTGTGGGGTTGTTCGATATCTTATGCAGATACTCTTACAACGGCTACAACAACAGGCATACCTTGGACAACTTCTACAGCATATGTTGTTGGCGCAGCAGGAGAAACAGGACCTACAGGTCCAGCAGGTACTCCTGGTACTCCTGGTACAACACCAAACAAGTACGCAACAGTAGAAATGTATCAATGGAGCACCGCTGCAACAATAGGTGTTCCTAGTGGAACTTCTACATTTACTTGGGCAACAGCAGTTAATTCTGCGTATACTGGAGGCAATAGTTGGAGTACTACTGTACCAACTAACCCAGGTACTTCAGGAATTAAATTATGGGTAGCCACTAAACAAGTAACAGACATAGCTACAGCTACTACAACTACTGTAGATTGGAGCACTGGATATAGTACTTATGTTGCCGGGCAGAATGGTCAAACCGTAATTGGTACGCAAGCAGCAAAACCTGAAGTATACGTATGGGCACTATCTACACCGGGTATATCTGGAACAAGTACTTATACTTGGTCTAATGGAGCTTATAATGCTCCTGCAGGTTGGTCCAAAGATGCTACAACGTCTCCTAGCGCAGGTTTTTCCTTGTATACTGCAATAGCTACAGTTACTGATAGCGCTACTGCTACTTCTACAACTATTAATTGGGGTACTGCAAGCATTGTAATTTCTGGCTATGCAGGTGCAAATGGTGCACCAGGAGCAAAAGGCGATACTGGCTCTCAGGGTATTCAAGGAGTAGCAGGTACTCCAGGTACTCCAGGTGCTAAAGGCGACCCAGGTAGTACAGGTGCATCTGCCAGAACAATGTATGCTAGAATTGCTAACAATCCTGTAGCTGGCACAGGCAATGTAACAGTTACCGGTGATAATAGACCCTCAACTGGAGCAGCTTCAGGACAGTGGGGAGCCGCATTTGGTGTAACTTGGTACGCCGCAGATCCGGACCCTAGCAGCAATAATTCGCTTTACGTATCTGATGGTATTTATAACGGTGCTACAAGCACTACTTGGACTCCACCTTATATTGCTAGTTTAAAGGTTGGTGCACTTTCTGCTATTACTACTAATACTGGTAACTTAACTGTAAGTGACTATATTAAAGCTAATACAGCAGCAATTAGTGGTACTACTATGGCGGCTGGCACTAGCGGAGGTATATTATTCAATACAGGTTTATTTGCATTTGGTAATACAAGTACAAACATAACGTTTAATGGTTCGCAAATGACCCTAAACGGCAACGTTGTAGCAACTGGTAATCTAAATCCAAACTCTGTAACTAACACTTCTGCTGCGTATACTGCAGGTATAATATCTGCCACGGATTCTGTAAATTGGACTACTGCTCAAAGTATTACATTCACTACCACAGGTGGTACTGTTTTTATTACGTCAGGTGGATCAGAAACACAAGGTACGTGGGGCGACGAAAGCGGATTCAATGGAAGTGCTCCACAAGTTAGAATCGCAGTAGCTGGTAACGCATTAATTGAAGGCAGAACATCAACTATGGCTTATAGTGTTACACCAGCTGCAGGTACTTATACTGTTCAGTTACAGTTCAGAGACGATCTTACAGGATTTTATGGCAGTATGCAGTATAATTCTAGACTATCAAACCGATCACTGTTTATAATGGAACTAAAACGATGAATTACACAATCTACAAACAAACCACTGGTCAAATTGCTAGAACTGTGTATACTGACGATATTGGTTTGCAACTTGCAGAAGGTGAAAGTTATATAGATAACTCTTATGACGATACACTATACTACATAGCAAATCAAGAACCAGTACAAATTCCCGCAAAGCCTAGTGCTTACGCAGAGTTTGATTATTCAACAAAACAGTGGGTTTTAAACCCAATATTAGCTATAAGAGAAGTTAAGTCTAAGCGTAGTCAACTTTTACTTGGTTCAGATTGGACTGATACACTGTCTGCTAAAAATCGTTTAGGTGAAACACTATACGATCAATGGCAAACTTACCGACAAGCCCTACGAGATATCACAAGTCAAAGTGGTTACCCTTATACTGTAGTATGGCCTACTACACCAGCTTAAATATATTAACTGTATTAAGCTGCTAAAATTATACCCTGTCCATGTTATGGGCAGGGTATTTTTTTGCATTGACAAGTCTGCGCCCTTATGGTATAATATACCAAAATGTCAGAACGTTTCAATATTTTTTCTTGACAAGCTTTTACCTAGATCTAAAAGGCAGACTTCCCGTTTAGATTATAATTAAATATAAAACCACTGCTAATAAGGAGATCTGATTATGGTGGAGATTGATAACCACAGCCTCATTCAGACAGTTTCACTAGTTGCGTTAGCAGTTGTTGCTTTCTCAGTTGGAATACAGAAATTGCTAAAAGACTGGAAAAGTACTCATGCGGAAACTAGCATTATTACTTTAATGCACACGGAACTAGAACGTATGAGTGAACAAAATGGCTTACTTGCAACTGAATTAAACCGCTTGCAACAAGAAATGATTTTATTAAATGCGCAACTAGCACAATTGTGCCTTGAGAATCAGCAACTACAAACCGAAGTTGTAGCTCTAACAGAAGAAGTAAATAAATTTAGAGTGTCGGCTACACTTGCGGCAGCAAAGAAAGTAAGGTAAAATAATGGAACCAGCAAAACTTAGTTATAAAATTTACCAAGGCAGTACTTTCACCGAAACTCTTCGCTGGGAGTCAGAGACAAAAGCATATATGCCAATTTCAGGAATCACACAGGCAGCGCCTTGCGTGATCACTACTACTAGTACGCACACAGTCCCTCTAAACTGGAGAGTACGAGTAACTGGAGTCAATGGTATGAAAGACATTAACACTATTAGTGATGATGCATATTATTTAGTAACTGGTAAATCTACTAATACTGTAACCTTAAACCAGGTAAATTCTGCTGCTTATGCAGCATATACCAGCGGCGGTATACTATCTTGGAATACTCCAGTTCCACTAACAGGGTATACTGCACAAATGCAAATACGTGAAACCTTAGAGTCAACAACAGTTATTGCTGAGTTAACTACTAGTAATGGTCGTATTATTATTGATCCAATAAATTATACAATTTCAATGAATTTGCCTGCTAGCTTAACACGAACATTTGAGTTTGATAGCGCAGTTTATTCAATGGAATTAACAGATAATCAAAGTTTAGTATATCAATTCCTAAATGGTAGTATTAGTTTAGTGAAAGAGGTTACAAGATGACAACTGAAATTATTGTAACAGAAGTTAATAATGCAGTTATAATTGAAAAGAAGGAACCTGTTGTTGTTTCTTCACAATCACAAACAAAAGTAGTTGTAGGCGGGATGATTGGTCCCACTATGACAACGTTAAAAGGGTTGTCAGATTTAGACTTAACCCAATTATCGGCAGGAAGCTTATTAGTTTATAATGCCGGAACAGAAAAATGGCACGCAACGACTTTGCTGGATCAGCAAACTTTTGAGTCCGGTCAGTTTTAAAGGAAACAAATATGGCTTCTATTTTAAGAATTAAACGCAGTGAGTTAAGTGGTAACCCAGCCACACTCGGTGCAGGTGAATTAGCTTACTCAGCTTTACCAAATAATGGGTCAAATGGCGGTGATCGCCTTTACATTGGTACAGGTACTGAAAGTGCTGGTAATGCTGTAAATCACGTTGTAATCGGTGGTAAATACTTTACCGATACAATAGATGCAGCAGCATCAATTAAAACCGCAGATACCTTAGTTAAACGAAATAGCTTGGGTCAAGCGTATTTAGATGTTATTGGTAATATTACTGGTAACATTCAAGGTAATGCAGATACTGCTAGCAAGTGGTTTGCTCCAATTAGTATTAGTTTAACTGGTGATGCTACAGCACAGTTTGCGACTGTAGATGGTTCAGCCCCAGTTTCAGCAGCAATTACATTGGCTAACAGTGGTGTAGTGGCAAATCAGTATGGTTCAGCTACAGCGATACCTGTTGTTACGGTTAATGCCAAAGGTTTAATAACCTCAATGTCTACCGCAAATATTGCAACAACATTGCGAGTTGCAGGTACAACAGGTACAGATGATGTAGGTTTACTTAATGATACACTAAACATTGTGGGCGGAACTGGAGTTAAAACTACAGTTACTGGTAGCGGAACTAATACAACGGTTACAATTAATTTAGATGGAGCAGGTGCTCTTGAAGCTCTTACCCTAGGTACTTTGGAAGTTCAGTCAATTGCAATAACAAAAACAACAGGAACAACTTTAGAAGTTGCTGGCAATGTTGATTTTGATAAAGATTTAAATGTAGGCGGTAACGTAATTGTTGTTGGAAATTTAACAGTACAAGGTACAACTACCACAGTTAATTCTACTACAGTTGCTATTGGTGACAAAAACATTGAATTAGCTAAAGATTCTACTACAGCTATTGGCTCTGACGGAGCAGGTATTACAATCGTAGGACCCACAATCCCAGCAACCATTACATATTCAGCGTTAGACAATCGCTGGAACATGAACAAACCGCTAACAGTTTCTACTGTTTATGCTGCTTTAGAAGGCAATGCCGCTACAGCCTCAAAATGGGCAACTGCTCGTACTCTCCAGTTTACAAGTGGCGATGCTAACGGAAGTTTAGCAAACGTAGACGGTCACGAAGATGTTACTGGTACCCTTACTTTAGTAAGTACAGGAGTTACGGCTAGCAGTTATGGTAACGCTACAACAGTTCCAAGCTTTACAGTTGATGCCAAAGGGCGTTTAACAGCAGCAAGTGCTACGGCAATTCCAATTGCTACTACAAGTGTTAAAGGTTTAGCAAGTTTTGATACCCTAAACTTTGACGTTGTTCTAGGAGCAATCTCAATAAAGCAAGTCGACGGCGGATCGTATTAATAAAAGGGAAACTTCTATAAGTTTCCCTATCCTTTTTAGGGCTAACTATGGCAACATCGAATAAGATTATTCTTAAGAAATCATCAGTAGTAGGTAAAGTTCCTGTTACAGGTGATCTCGAATATGGCGAGTTAGCCATTAATTACGCAGACGCAAAGATCTATTTCAAAGCCTCTGACAATTCCGTAAAGTTTTTCAAAAATCTGGCTACTCTTAATGAGTTAACAGATGTAACTGTAGTCAGCCCTGTTAATGGGCAGGTTTTACAATATAATGGGTTTGAGTGGGTTAACAGTAATGGTAGCCCAACTCCTTTTAATGCTAACACAAGGTACTATACTGGTGACGGAGCTACTAGAACTTTCCAAGTTGGTACAGGATTAGATGTTGATAGCATATTAGTATTTGTTGGCGGTATTGCACAATCCCCTGATGAATACGCAATTTCAGGCAGCACTTTAACTTTTACAAGTGCTCCTCCCAATAATCTTCGCATTGTCTTTAAAGAGCTGACAGGCCATTTAGTTGGTACAGGCTTACAAGGCCCACCAGGTCCTGCCTGGGATATTACCGCCATTACTGGTGACGTTATTCCATCAGCAGACGATGTATATAATTTAGGTTCTCCTGGTAAGCGTTGGCATCACGTGTATGTTGGCGCAAACACCATCTTTTTGGGTGATACCCCAATTTCTTCAAGTGGTGGTCAACTAATTGTTGATGGTAATGTTATAGGAGCAACCGGACCTACAGGTCCAACAGGACCATCAGGTGTAGAAGGTCCAGCAGGGACTGCACAAGGTCCACAAGGTCCACAAGGTGAAATTGGACCAACAGGTCCACAAGGGATTCAGGGCGAAGTAGGTCCCGTAGGTCCTACAGGCGTTATGGGACTAGATGGTCCAACAGGACCAACAGGTGCACAAGGTGCTGGTTTAGAAGCTAAGCCTTCTACTACAACTATTTCTACTGCACTTACTGTAGGAGTTTATGGTAACTCAGGTCCTTTTGTAAATTACTATGCCAGCTATGCTCCATGGGCAACTGGACAGTATGTAACTTTAGCAGATCAAAATTCTAATTTAATTTATTTTGGTAAATTAAGTATTGTTGTAGCTGGCGGATTTGGCTATGCATTCATTATTAGTGAAATCATTAGTATTGAAGGCAGCCCTAGTTCAGCTACAAGTAATAGTTGGTTAATGTCTTTTGCAGCAGCTCCTGGTGCTATTGGCCGTGACGGTGCTACAGGACCAACAGGTGCTATAGGACCTACAGGTATTCAAGGCGTTACAGGTCCAACAGGTTCACAAGGTGACCAAGGCGTTCAAGGTCTTCAAGGACCAACAGGTTCTAGAGGACCAACAGGTTCTACAGGTTTAGGTTTTGCAATTGCTAAAATTTATGCAAGTGTTGCAGCTTTAACAGCCGACACTGCTCCCACAGGTATTGTTCCTGGTCAATTTGCAATTATTGACACAGGCAACGTAGAGAATCCAGATGATTCTAAACTGTACTTGTGGAACGGTTCTGTTTACACTTACACCACTGATTTAAGCGGTGCTAGCGGTATTCAAGGACCCCAAGGTATTCAAGGTATTCAGGGTATTCAAGGTGTTACAGGCCCAACAGGACCACAAGGCATTCAAGGTATTCAAGGTATTCAAGGCGTTACCGGTCCTACAGGGGCTACAGGGCCTACTGGTGATCAAGGTATCCAAGGCGTTACAGGTCCTACAGGACCACAAGGTATTCAAGGTATTCAAGGTATCCAAGGTGTCACAGGCCCAACAGGTGCTACAGGACCTACAGGTGCTCAAGGTATTCAAGGTATTGTTGGACCTACAGGTTCACAAGGTATCCAAGGTATCCAAGGTATTCAGGGTGTACAGGGATATCAAGGCGATGTAGGCCCCACAGGACCAACAGGCGCTCAAGGTATTCAAGGTATTACAGGACCAACAGGTGCCACAGGCCCTACTGGAGTTATTGGTCCTACAGGTATGCAAGGCGTTGATGGTATCCAAGGTATTCAAGGTATCCAAGGCGTTACAGGTCCTACAGGTGCTCAAGGTATCCAAGGCGTTACAGGTCCTACTGGTGACCAAGGTATCCAAGGTGTTACAGGCCCTACTGGTGCTCAAGGTATTCAAGGCGTTACAGGTCCTACAGGTGCTCAAGGAGACATTGGTCCTACTGGTTCACAAGGTGTACAGGGTATTCAAGGTGTACAGGGTATTCAAGGTGTTACAGGCCCAACAGGTGCTCAAGGCATACAAGGTATCCAAGGTGTAACAGGCCCTACTGGTGCTCAAGGTATTCAAGGTGTTACAGGTCCTACAGGTGATCAAGGTATTCAAGGTGTCACAGGTCCTACTGGTGCAACAGGACAAGAAGGTATCAGAGGAGTAGCTTGTACAACAGGTACTGCAGGTAGTCGGGATTATCGTGGTGTTGGGGGTGCGGCTGATGCTGCGGGTTCTGCAT